GGCCGGCAATAGTCGCTGCGACGCCAGCGCGGGGCGATGCGATTGAAGTAACGCTGGATTGCGCGGCGACGGTTGCCGCCACCGGTACCTTGGCCGAAAGCAGAGGCGATATGGTCAGCCGGCCAGCAATGGGAATCGTGCCAACCGACGCCCTGATATTGGCCGCTGCGCTGACTGTTGACTGCGCCGTTATGGCGGCTCGAGCCGCCGCGTCCGGCATGATGTCTGCGCTGATCGTCGATTGCGCGGCGATGGTCGCTGCAATCGGTACCCTGACAGATACTGATGCCGTCAATGCGGATTGGCCGGCTATCACGGCGTTGGCGGTGCGGCCCCTGGTTTGGATCGCAGTCAGCGACGATTGACCGGCGATGGTCGCCGTTGCACGTTCGTACCAAAGATCTTGGCCGACGTACGGGTCAGCAGGATAGATCAACCGCGGATTGTCGACGATTTCCGGGCCATTGCCTAAGGCGCCGAGCAATCCGCCACCAATGTCTGGCTCATTGGCGGCGGCTCGCGAAATCAGTTGGAGCAAAAACCGCGGTGTCGGCCGCAAGAAAAGACCAGAAAATCGCTTTGCAAGCCATGCATGCTCGCCATCGCTCAGAATCCGATCGCAAATAAACACCGGTCCGATTTCGCCGGTCAGATAACTGGTTGGCGTTGGCGTATCGTAGGCCGCGCCAACGACCATCGGTGTCGTGGTGTTGACGCTGCCAGTGGTGGTTGCGGCTTTGGTATTTACCACGGCACCATCGAACCAAAGACGAAGCCGCAAATCGGTGTCGCGATCTCCGGCGAGCAAATGCCAGTTGCCATCGGTCAATGCACCGATGGTCGCCTCGGCACGTTGGCGGCCAGTGGTATCGGTTTCGACGTCCCAACGAACGCTTGGATCTCCGCCTTTGTCAATTTTCAACTCCCAACCCTCATCGCCATCGAACCCGCCAGCCCGCTTGCCGACGATCATTGAGTTATCTGGGGGCTCGGTCGGGAATCTGACCCAAGCTAAAACAGTGAAATCTACGGAACCAAGGTTGATAGATGGCGCGCTATTGACCTGGATATACTGGCTAGATGCAGCAATAAATGATCGCGCCATAGCTCAAACCCCTATCAAGTCTCGCGCAGCTCGATGCGCGCCAGCTCAGCATCGCCAACCATTGTATCGGAGGCATTTGTCGCATCCCGTTGAATCCGCAGCCGGAATGATTCTCCTTCGGCCAGATTGTCAATTTGAGCGCCATCCGTGAATGCCACGGTATCGTACGCGCGCGCGCCATTGGTCGCGGGCGCGGTCGCGTTTACGGCCTGGGCTGTGGCGAACGAATCGGCATCGATATCATCGACATCCTCTTGATGTCGTTCGAACGATACCAACCAACGGGTGACGCCGCTGACCGCGGTCGCTGCGGACCAGATAATGGTCGCAGTAATCCCGCCACCATCATAGTTGCGCGGCAATACCGATTCAAAATGCAACGCCTCGGCGACCGCGGCGTCGAAATCCCATACAGTATGGTTGTTTCTGACATCGAGCGTCGCAAAATTCGTCAATGGTGGTACGCCAGCCTGAGGCGTAAACACCAGCAAAGTCTGACCAGAAGCCATTACAGGACCTCCTTGCCATAGCGCTTGAGCGCCACCCATGCGAACACGCCGATTTTTTCAACATTAGTCAATGCCGAGCGCGCAGGTTGCGGAAATGCATTGTTAATGGTCGCAGCATTGTCCGCAATGAACACATCCATGGCGTTGACAGCCGCTCGGAAATCGACCTTGGTCATTCCGGATGGGCGATCGATGTGCTCCATTGCGGCCATGAATGTGGCCCAAACGTCTTTTCGGTCAATGTCATCCAAAAACGCCATGGTATCAATCCAGGGTGATGGTCAGATTGCCGGTCTCAAAAATGACGGTGTCACCGTTGTCGATCGTTTTCGAACTGGCCAAAGCGGCATGGGCCAACATATTGCCTGCGACTGCGGCGTCGTAAATCGCCATATGGGTGATGACGCCCCAGCCGGCTGTGGCAGTAACAAACGTGAAATCCGTCCCGTTGCTTTTTGAACCGCCAACCGCGGCTGGAAAGTTAGTCAGATTGTTGGCCACGCCAAGGCGCGCATACGAACCGCCGCTTGGCTCTGAAATCCCGCTGCCATCATCGGTCGGGTCAGAGGTCGAAAGCGCCAGGTAAAGCGTAGCTGGCGCGCTGTAGGCGGCTGCACCAAATACGTGGTCGAGTAGTTCATTCTCGAGAAAATTGCCAAAGCTTGACATCGTAGCTCCTAAGTTTTCAGCGGCAACGGCTCGCTCTGCCGATGCCGGACGGTTTTTTCGATGATGGTGAGGGTCTGTTCGAGCTGGCCAATATGGCGTTTGATACGGTCCTGCGCCTCGCCGTTGAGCTCGGCCTGGCGCCTAGCCTCGCGCATGCAATCGGCGAGCTCATCGAGGCGGTCGATGATTCGGTCCAAGCGATCGATGATAGCGTCCGTTGAATGCAATGACTTGCCTGGCGGCGTATCTCGGCGCCGACGTTCGCCATTGCGCCGTCGAATAAAGTCAAAGACTTCGCGGATGATGAGCAGCGCGAGAATCCCGCCCACCGCCACGTTCGCCATCTGCTGAAATAGCTCGGTCACCGTATCACCTCGACCTGTATGACAGACTGCACCAGTACAGCCGCCACTATCAATACTCCGGTGGCAGCCGTTGCAGACACGGCGGCGACAAAAACCGGTGACCGATACCATGCATTGACTGTCTTTAGCTCGGCCTGCAACAATTCAAGGCGGCGTTTATTGGCGAGATCGTTCGCCTCAGCCAGGGCCAATTGCTTGGCGATTTCAATCGCGTGCAGCTGTTTTTCGTGGTCCAGATCGAGCGCCGCGCGTTCGGCGCAGCCTTCAATTTCGAGCGCCCAGCGGATCGAAACGTCGACCGGATAGAGATCGCCATCGAAAGGCGCTGGGTCACCCTGGGCCAGGCTTGTTATCGTTGGCTCGGTTGCGTAAACGCTGTTCGACGCGGCGCAGATAGTCAAGGCGCTTGCCAGGATGGCGGCGCAAATCCTCAGCCTTGCGGCGTTGTTTCTCATCGAGCGCGCGCAAGGTCCGGTGATATCGTTGGTCGGCAAAAGCATTGGCGATACTGGCGCCTTTTTCTGCGGCCAGCTGGTCGATGCCTTGCCTTCGTCGAATCGCCGCCAGTTCATCACCGATTGACTCCGTGGGTAATTGCTTGCGCTGGCCCAGCAACCAACCGGCAACCGCGACCAGCGCAAACAACGGAATGTACCAATGTCGTAACAGCCATTTAGAGCCTCGGAGGATGGTCGCGAATACGCCTGTCATTGCCGAATATGCTTTGCTTTAGAATTTTGTGGCCATGCGCCGCCATCGCGCCCAACACCAGGCCGAGCATGATTCTAGTTAATGGTTTGCCTTCGACGGCACCGGGAACCCAGACCACCGCCGAGCAAAAAATCAAAGGTATGATCGGCAGCAACCGCGCCCAGGTCGGGTTCTCGGTCAAATCCGGAAAGACTCGATTGACGGTGCCAATGCTGACCCAAACCGCACAGACGATCAGCAAATGCTCGGTCCTGGTCAAGTATTCTGCGAAGTCTGCCATGACCGCACCTAGAGAATCTCGACAACGAATTGAGTCAAATCGACTTGCCAGCCGACCGAAGATCCGAATAATGCGACGGCAAAAACATCAAGCGCACCGTTCGTTGCCAGGGTCGAGGTGTTGACAATGCTGTGGTTGTTGACTGGCCTCACCGATGACGATTCATCATAGGTTGCTCGCCAGCTCAAATCGACGTTGCCGGATGGGCCCAAAGATCTAACCCGCAACTCGCATTCAACTCCGCATGAATTCCATATCAACGATGCCCTTGAAAATGCGAGGATTTGGACTCCGGTCGGCGATGTATACGGCGATGGCCCTGCGCCGATTGATCCGATGTAAATTTTCGGTGTGGGGTATGTTGAACCACCGCCATCATCTATTAACTGCATTATCGCTCTGACCCGTATTATCGAGCCTACTCTGAGGGTATTCGCCGGTATGATATGCCGCAACGGGGTAGTACTAACTACGCCTCCGTATGGTACCTCATTGAGGACATAGGCCGTACCAGCTAAGGCGGCTGGATTCTGACCGGTGACCGCATCGTCCGATATATTGTAAACGGTCGGATTCAGATTATGGTATCGCGTACCATTATAGTAGCCAATTTGATGCGTCACGCTGTCATTGTAGACATCACCGTCCGATGGTCCGGTAGGTTCCGGCTTCGCAACCAGGCGGATATTGCCGCGGGTAGTATCAGCAGAATCAGTGAAACGCGCGTGCCGATTGATGGCAACGTCTTTGTTGCCGGAATTCCCGTTGGCGTTGATGTATGTGGACCAGGCATTGACATATGAACCACTGCCAGAGCCGCTATATTCTGACTCTGACACTTGCAACGCAACGAGGCTGCCACCCTGGCCAGTGCTTTTTCCAGTTTGAAGGTATGCATATCCCCCATTTTGGTCTGTACCAGAACCATCGCCGCCTCTGGTCGAGGCATTCCCACCGGCGCCAGTTGAATTTACCGTACCGCCAATCAACGCTGCGGCGCCACCGGTGCCAACCGTAGCGGCACCACCGGATATGGTAGCAGCTCCGCCGTTGCCACTGGTATTGTTTACGCCGGCCTCAATCGATATGTTACCTGCGGATGTGTCGCTTTCGCCTGCATTGATGCTAACTGCGCCGCCAGCGGCACCTATACCTTCGCCGGCCGTCAATTCCACATCGCCACCAGTGCCTGAGCTGGTATTATCGCCAGCCGTTATTTTGATATCACCGGCTGCAATATCGCTATCGCCGCCATTGATCGATACATTTCCGCCCTGAACGCCGTTGCCAACGCCGCCATTGAGTATCAGGTACCCAGCTGTGCCATTGGCTGCGGCGCCGCCCTCGACTGTAACATTGCCACCCGGGCCTGAGGCGGTATTGGCGCCACCGGTTACCGTGATATCGCCAGCATTTGTATCGCTGCCCCCGGCCGTAATATCAACGTCGCCGCCCTCGTAACCAACACCAGTTCCGCCTGATATTGTGATATCACCGCCAGATCCGTCCGTTGGTGCGCCACCGGATAGCACCAAATGACCGCCAGGACCGGTGCCGGTGCAGCCGCCACCGGTAAGGTTAACATTGCCACCGGTTGTTGAACCGGCGCCGCCACTGATTACCGTATCACCACCATCGCCAGAAACTGTCGCACCGGCTGTGATGGCGACATTGCCGCCCGCGCCCGATGTGTTGGCGTCGCCGCCTTCAAGCTTCAGCGTTCCGCCTGCGCCCGACGTATCAGGCTGCAACGCATTGACTGTTAGATCGGTTTCGTTGACGCCCTTTAGCAATCGTTCTGATATCCAGGTAAACCAAGCGCCAGAGTAGTATTGCAGCCAGTTGAAATAGCTCGATGGTGGCGCTTCGCTCAGAACCCAGCCGAGAATTTTCTTTGCGGACAGCGGGTCGGTTCGGTTGCTTCCGCCAGTATTCCAGATCGGCAGTTTGGTCGGTCTCGGCTCTACCATTACAAGATCTCCGATTCGCGGGCGCCACGATTTCGAATCGCAGCGGCGAAAAAGTAACCGCCATCAAAGACAGCGCCGCCGTCAAATACGAATGGCGAAGTGGTTTCCCAGTAGATAAAAACTCCGTGCACGCCTGCAGGTTTGCCCTGGTACATTGCCTCGGCCGCAATGGCGCCGAGGCCGGTACCCAATTGACCGGTGCATTGCACTTCAAACTCCGCCGGACTGCCTTCGTTCAATCGAAAAAATTGATCCGCCACGCTGGTATTCGTCGCCAGGCGCACGATTTCGTTGATCTGCTCGATCGTTCCAGCGCTAGTATTGACGCGGATATACGCGCGCAAAAGAGACTGATAGAGGTCGTCATCAAGGCCGTTGCGCTCGAGCCCGATGATTTGACCCAGGCCGTCGAGCTGCACGCCCTCAGCGCCGTCCAATGTGGTCAGGACCAGCAAATCAGTCGCCGCGGTATCAAGCGCTTGCAATTCGTCGACGTATGACCGAACCAGCTTTTCAAAATCATTGATAGGCTCGCCAGAAGTGCCGGAACGAAATTGAGAAATCAGGCGCCGAATCGCATCGGCGACCATGCTGGCGTTGGCGGTGAAGGCTGGCGGTGGTGTTGGTTGCGTTGCCATTGTTATACCGGGCTCGAGTTGACCGTAACGTCGCCGGTGTCAAAAGTCGCCAGCTCGCGCGTGGTAAAGGTCAAATTGCTGGTACCGGTTGGCGGCGATACCGTGTCTAGGTAGAATACCGGGCAATCGACCACGCCGTCGATGGCGAATACCTCAGCTTGAAATCGCTCATAGTAGACTGTTTCACCTAGCAAGATCTCATCGCCAAGCGCTTTAAGCGCTGCCTTGATTTGCGTATCACCGTCGGTCGGGTAGCTGGCCGGATCATATTTGATATCGGCCCGAATGTAGATTGGCGTATCATCTGGTTCAGTGTAGTTGATCGTATGATTGACACCTTGCGAATCGGTCACCGTTTCACTGACATTGTTTGGGGCATGGCCATAGGTCTCAATCCCGGCCGGTTTCGTCAGGAAAAGCGCCTCGGCGATATCGGCCGTTGGCGTACCGGCCTCCGAATGCACGATCGCCTCAATGCTCTTTGGCGGCAAATTGCGTCCGTCGGTGATCATGCTGACATTTTCGTACACATAAACTTGCAATACGCCGTCGACATCAAGCAAATCAGCGCGGATTGCCTCGATAGTCGCAGCGCCTTGGAATCGCAGCAATGACAGGCGGCGCAGGCGCAGCTCGGCATCGGTTTCGAGCTCATCGCCTAGAACGGCATCTTCGTTTGCGTCGACACCTGACCAGCCGGCGACCGGTGTCTCGATGGTCAAAGCCTGACCATTGAGCAATTGCACGGGTCCATACTCTTCCGACTCGAAATCAATGGCCACGGTACCGCCCGCAATGGTCCCATCCGTGACCGAGACAAAGCGCTCGCCTGTTGCGTCAACTGAAATCACGCGGCCTGTGGCTAGGTAGGTGCCATTGGTGCCGGTGCAATCTAGGGTGATTGTTGACTTGGTCGCCGGATTGCGAACAACGCCTGTGATGGCGCAGACGTTGTCAAGCGCCTCGCCAGTCGCGCTGTCTGGGTATATTGACCGGTAGACAGCATGCAAGACTTCCCAGGCCTCGGCGACCGCGGCGGCGAAAGTCGCGTTGTTCTGGCCGATCACGGATTCGCCGCCGACATTGATGGTTGAGCCGAAATCCGCCTTTTGCCGCGCCTCGATATCCGTCAGGACGTCGGCAATCAGTTTCGGATTGAATCCCGTCGATAGTACGCCGAATGAGCTCATAGGATGAATACCTCGCTAAAGTCGCGCGCGACTGTCTCGCCTGCAAGCCTGGCGCTAAAATCCAGCGCAAGCTCGCGCGTTGCGGCATCGAATTCCAAATCCATGCGCTCGAGCGTTTCCACGCCTGGCGTCGACAGGATCGCCTGGCGATAGGTCGTTCGGATGGCTGCCAGATTCGGGTTTTTGACCAAGATTTGGCTGTAGTAAGGTATGCCAACTCTGGTATCGAGAAACCATTCGCCGAGGTAGAAACGCAAACGGATGAGCAAGTGTTGCGCGACCGCATCGGCGCCGGTGACGAATTGCAAATCGCCTGTGCTCAGGTCGAGGTCGCCGGTCACTGGGTCGAGTTTGAAATCACTCATGTTGCTTTGACCTTCGTTGCGGCGGGTTTGCTAATCGATGGTTGCAAGACAGCGCCCAGGGCAATAGCCAATGCTGCCTGGAATGCCGATGGCGAGCCATTGCCGGGTTCGCTGATAATTGGCGTCCCGGTCATAAGCGGCCAGATCGCGTCGGTCATAGCTGTAATTTTTTTTAGCTCGGTTTCCACCTTGTCAGCCAGAGCAACGAAATCGTGACCGCTGCCGCTTTTCTGGTACAAATTGATCTGGTCGCTGCCGATGTGAACCACTGGGCCAGCGATTTCACCGAGGACCATATCGTCTGGGTCAGGCGTTGTCAGCGCCTCGGCGTCGTTGTACCAGCCAAGCAAGGCGACCGGGTCGGTCAGGCCATGCATTTCGAAAGTGCCTGGGTCGGATTGCTTGATCAAAGTCGAATCATCACCGCGCCGCCCGTCGCCGAGCTGGTAGGTCTCGGTCGACCGCTCGCAAAAAATCAGCATGCAACGATCGCCAACCGCGACTGGCATGGTGATACGAAACGTCTGGGTCCGAGGAAATACCACCGGGACCCCAGGGATCACCGGCAAATCCTCGGCAATCTCGCCGTCGACCGTCGACTGCAGGCGGCGGATAAGCGGCTCGACATCGGCCTTTTGGGTGGTCGCATCATACGAGGCGATACGGCCTGGCAGCATGACGTGCAAATCCGCCAGCCTATCCTCGATGGCCTGGCGGATGATGTCTGCCAAGTCGGGCGTCCTGGTCATCGCGGTTTCAACTCCAAATCAGCATACCAATCCTGCCCATGCGTATCGCCTTGATACGCTACCTTTTCGACCCGGTAAAACCCCTCAATCTGCCTAGATTCAAGCCTGACCACGCGGCCAGGTGTCAGTTGCGGGATTAGCAAGGCGCGCGCCTCGATGATGCCATTCTCGCCGGACTCCGGGCTGCCGATTAGGCCGGTATCAGGATTGAGCACGATCGCGTCACCGGGCTCGATAGCGTCGCGGGCGGCGAGCAATTGCAGCTGGCCATCCTGGATTGACCAACCATACCCAAGCGTTTTTGTCAGCCGCGTCAGCTCACGTTTGGTCGGTCCACTCAAGACCAGGCCATTTTTGAAATCATCCAGCGCGCCCCTGATATTGCCTTGAGCGATTTTGTCCCTGGCATTGCCGATGCCGACGCCGAGCGCATTAACGATTTTTTGCATCGCCTCGGTTGCGCTGATCGTTTTGAAACTGACGTTGATGCGCGACTCGCGCAGCTGTTTGCCGCTATCGGTCGACTGAAATGACGTTACCCAGTCAACGCCATCGCGCTGGTTGGTTCCAGCCTCTAGTTGGCCCCTGAAAATGATGCTGGATTGGCCAGAATATCCGACCTCCAGCGTGGTCAATAGAGCTTTTTCGGTTACCTTGGCCCTGGTTTGCTCGGCCAGGTTGTAGACCGATATCTCGGCGGTATTGGCCGATTCTGTCAGACTCTTTTCGATTTGAAACGTGACCCGGAGGATTTCGTTGCGAGCGCCATCGGTGGTTTCACTCGAAACCAGCGTGCCTCCCAGGTTCAGGGCGAACGTCCGATTGAATAGCTTACCCAATGGCGACGCCCTCGTTGTATGCTAGCACGGTTTGCGTACCTAGCGTGTCTCGATCCGGATCGTCATCGCTTTCCGGATTGGTCGCCAGGATATCGCCATCCAAGCGCCCTTGCTGGACCCATTGCAGAAATAGGGCCCAATTGCAGACCAGCTTGATGCCGGAGCGCAATTGGTTGCCATCGATATCGGCGACGTTGAAGTACCAATGGTTTGAACGTCGATTGAAGTACAGCGACAGCCGATAGATGATCTCATCGAGCTCAATGGTGAAATCATAAACGGCCAAATCAATTCGGGTTGGAATCTCGAGCACTGCCACGGTTACCCACCTACCTGTCCAAGTGCGTTGCTTATGCTCTCAAATAGGCTGTTCGATTTCGTCTCAACCTCCGGCTTGGCTGGTTTGGTCTGCTTGCGCCCCTGGTCGCGTTTAACCTTGTGTACTGGGTCAATCGGCTCTGGCGCTGCGACGGTTTCGACGCTGGCCGTCCGAAATGGGCGCAGACTCAGACCGATATCGAGGATATTGCGTGTCATCTTGTCGCGGTCGACCGCAATCGACTCGATGACCATGTTTTGATAAACGCGCATTTCGGTGCTGACGGTGAGCAAGGCGACGGTGTCCTGCAATCGGCAGAATTCGATGTACGCTGCCTTGGCGCGATTTTTCGGGTCAGTACCTGGCACCGATGGCTGCAAATCCTCAGCGGCATTGAGCAAAATCGGCTGGTTGCTGATGATGCCCTGCAGGTCTAGGCTATCCGGCTCTTTGCGTGCGTGGTCCGCAACTGACGCGTTCTCCTCGACAGGATGGTCGGTCACGGTCAACTTGTGACTATGGCGCTCTTTGACCGTGCAGTCGAATGCAATTTGACTATCCGCCGCCTGGATTACCACTTGATAGGGTATGGTCAAAAGGCTGCTCATGGCGTCGCGCCTCCTAACAGCAATTGCTGAGCGGTGCGGCGGTTGCCATCGGCCGCAGCTCGACCTACGGCCGGGGCAACCGCACCTGCGATAGCCGAACCATCGGCGCCTGGCGCATTGATATTGATTTCGATGCTTTGCTGCGAATTGACCTCACCTCGCGCGCGCGCGGCCGCGGGAGAACCCGGGACCTGGATTGCCTCTGGTCCGGTCAATCCGAAAAATTTATCGAGGTCGCCAATGACACCGAAAAAGTCCTTTGCGACTCCCAGGGCAGCGTCGATTTTTTCGGTGAAAAATTCCGAAATTGCGGTGCCAAGCTTGCCAATCAATTCGATGAGGGCGTCAATTTTTCCAGTCACGTAATCGGCGATCGCGGTGCCAAGTTTGCCAATCCATTCGATGATGGCGTCGATTGCCTCGCCGATACCTTGGCTGATTTCACCGAATCGGACGATTGCGTCACGGGCAAAGGTGCCAAGATAGGAGCCCCACAGGCCAAGAATATCGAAGATGAACGTGCCGGCGCTGCGAAACGCTCCACGGATTGCCTCGCCGATGCGCCAGCTGCCATGCTCGACGCCGGTAAAGTAGTGAATCCAATAGTCGAGCGCCGTCTGCAGACTGAGGCGCGTCGCGGTCACGTAGGAATCGTTTTGCTCGGCGAGCAATTTGAATTCGGCGAATAGGCCCGCAAAAACGCCCTCACCTTTGGTCGCAGCCGCCCAAAGGTCATCGAGGATGACAATCACGCCGCCGATTGCCGCAACCAGTAGCAGGAACCCGACCAGCCAAGGGGTAAAGAACGCCGCGGCGAAAAATAGCGCCAGCCCAACGGCGACCTTCATGGCACCGCTGAGCTTGCTATACCATTCGACCAGGCCAATCACAACGGCGCGCGCAAACTTGAATGCATTGACCATGGCTCGAGCCGCAAGCGCCAATGGCTCTTTCATGGTCTTTGCGAGGTCGCTGAGCGTTTTGACCGCATCAGACGCGGCTGGGATGAATTCTTTGCCAATGCTGACTTGCAGATCCTGTAAATTTCCTTGTAGGCGTTTGATCAGATTCGCATAGCTATCTGCGGTCTTGGCCGCGTCGCCTTGCGCTTTTTTGGTCTGGTCGAGAATGAAACGATATCGAAGCAAGATTTGCTCTTGCGAAGACATTTGTTTCATTGTCTTACCCATGCCTTCGCGCAAGGCGAAGGCATCGAGCGCGGCGGTACGCATATCAACGCCAAAGCGCAGCATAGGCTCACTGCTACCAATCAAGCCGGCGCGCAGGGCCTGCAACGCGTCATCATCCGTCGCGTTGAAAAATGATCCAAGGTCGACCGCGAGCTGCGCCATATTGGTCGACAGGTCAGCCGTTGCTTCGGCCGAGCCCAGGGTGGGCCCAACTACGGCGCCAAGGGTCGCAGCATATTCGCGCATCGCGTATTGGCTGCGACCGGAGGCCTCGCCAGATTCTTTCGCCCAGCGCAAGACCGAATCGGCTTGATCCTCAAACGCCGTAGTAACGACGTTCATCGTTTCCTCGACATCAGAGGCAGCGTCGACCATGCGCTTGAAGCCGATGGCGACGGCACCGGCGCCGAGCGCAAGTCCGAGTTTGCCAGCCGCATTTTTGAGCTTATCAAAGCTCAGCGCCGCCCGTTGCTCGCTCCTGCGGTCGACCTTGTAGCCGATTCTGGTCAATAATTCCCTGACAATCATCCGCGCTGCCTTTGCTTTGCCTTCATTTGGGCGATGAATTCAGCCTCCAAATCGTCCTGGATGTCGAGGATTTCACGCATCGCGTGCAATTCGTCAATGTCCCAATACTCTGTCACCTCCCGATACGTTGCGATTTGTCTCACGACCAAGCTCATCACTGGCCAATATCTTTCGATGTGTTTCGGGACTGGGCAGCCGCCGCTTGACCTGAGACGTCGCCGATAGCGGACCCCAGCCACTTTGAAAAATTTCCGAAATTGACCGCCAGCGCAAACCAGAGCCATTGGTACATCAGCGGCAAATCGCCCCTGAAGATGATTTCCATTACCTTTGGCAATGGCTTGCCATCGCAATGCGAGACTCCGGCCATGGTGTTGACCAGCTCGCGCATTTTTTCTTTGGTGATACCGCGAGCAAGTGCGGTGATGCCTGCCGAAATCGTCGGGTCATCGACATCGAGGTCGAACAAATTGCCACTGTTCGGTTCACCCATCACACTGACCGCTTTGCTCAGCGCTGGCGCCAGGACGTGCCCGATATCAATCAATACATCCTGGGCGGTCAGCGGTGGCAACTTGAACACTTCAAATCGATGGTCACCGATGGTTTTGGTTTGGCTATCCAATTGGCTCATTACGTCCCTCTTGGTTGGTTGGTGGTCAGGTTACCGGTACGTTTCCGCCCGCGACGATTTCCAGGTTATCGGTTTCAAAAACCCATTCACGATTGGTCTCTTCGTTGCTTTTGTCCAGATCTGGCGGTTTGACAATCCAGGCTGTACCAGCCGTCACGACGTCGGCACCGGACAGATCTTTGACTAGCAACGGATAAACGCTGGTTCCGGCTTTTTCGTCGACCGCAGCCAAAGCGCTGAGGCTAGCATTGCTTGCGCTCGAGCCGAGTAACGTAATCGTAACGCGGCCGGATTTGTCACCTGACTTGGCCCGAGTTGCATCGCCGCCGCTGCCAACGGATAGGTTCCAGCTGTCGTTGTTCCTGGCAGCATTGACGAATGTCCCTGGCGCAAAGCCGGTGATAGGTATGCCGGCGAAGGCCACCGTGACGAAATCAGGTTGATAGGTTGCAACGGTCATGGTTACCTCGCTCAGGCAACAACCTTGCCTGTGATGGTGGTTTTGTGAATTGCGCCGGCAAGCGTCGCGATGAATTCGATGTCAGGAAGCAACCGGCTGGCCCGGTCGTTGGCGTCGACGTCAGCCGCCAATGGAGCGGTGACGATCAAATCCTCATCACCGTTGATGCCGCCGTTGAAAACGCCCTGCCGTAAAACGCCCTCGATTTCGGCCACGATCGCCTGGATGCCTGGATTTGTATATGGAATCTTATCATTGACGGCGAGGGCACGGAAAACGTTCTCTTTGATGCGGGCCGTCAGCCAATCGATGAACCGAGTCACGTCGATAAACTCACCGCTGGCCATGACGCCCTCGGCGGTGATATTGATACCGCCGACCTCGCTGTAAGTGTTGCAATTTTTGCTCTCACATCGCGCGATATCTGCGGTAGTCAACTCCGATGGTGTCGCCGTCGCGAGCGTTTTGAACTTCCACGTTGTGGAGCCGGGCGTCGTCGGCAATTGCTTGCCCAGCCAGGCCGCCGCTGGCGATGGGTCGAGGTCATGGTTGAAAATAATCGCGGTACGATCGAGCGCCAAACCCTTGAGGATTGAGGCTATATCAATGGCGCCAAATGTCGGTATTCCGGCGTCCTGCGATTCGGCGATATAAATTTTTGGTCCTGCGGATTCGACTGCAGTGGCCAGCGCTTCAATGCCGTCCTTACCCCATTCGTCAACCACCAAGCCATACCAATTGTCATATACCGCCTGTAGGTTGGCGAGCTCGGTTGCCAGACCAGTGTCGACGGTATCGTCCTGAAATTGAAACAACGACATATCGAAATCGATGGTGAACGGTACGCCGGCCGTTGGCGTGCCTCCTGGGGCGTCTGCCGCTTCGATTTCCAGGTCAGTTGTGTTGTCGGTCGCGTCGACGTTTTCCGAACCAGCATCAATAAGTGCAACAAGCCCTGCGGTGATTTCGGCGACAGTTGGCGTGGCATCCGTAGTGAAACTGAACACAGTCCCGTTGATCGTGACGGCATAGGCCGTATTCGCCAGTGGATTTGCGCGCGGTGTCAATTTCACGGTCCGCAAGGGCGCGACCGCTCGGCGTCCAACGACAATTTGCGGCGGCTTCGGCGATTGAGCCCAGATTGCCGCCGCCATTTTGTAGGCCAAATCGGTGGTCACGAAATTGTCGTCGGTCATTTCGGTCAGATTGCCGTACGTCCGAAACAATTCTGGAAATCGTGTGTGATAGGTCAGCACGCAGGGCGTACCGAATCCGAGGCGTGACACCGTCGCGGTTTCTTTCGTGATGGTGACGCTTACGTGGTTGTCAATCGTGCTCATTGCCTACGCTCCTATGCGTTGGGATCTAAGATTTCCTCATCTAGATTGAGATCTGGACTCTGCAAGCCTTGGATGTCGCTACTGACCTCGACCTTGTCGAACCAACTGACCTCGGCGAGATCGGGCCAGGCGTCGACATCGACCTGGCTCATGGTGCCGAACCGAATATCGACTTGCACGCGTTTGATCCATTGCGTGCCAACGACAATATCTATCATCTCAGGCTGGCCCCGCTCGCGCAGGCCGAGATTGACGGCTCTGAATAGCTGAAGATATTGGGGGATTGCCAAGCTGGCAATCGCCGCATCCGCCCTGGTCCTGGCGTCGCAGGACGGATCGTCCGAATCGCTCGGTCCAACATGGATTTGGCAACTCAGGACGAAATCGCGGGGCCCGACAATTGTCAGGCTGCCATCCGCGTTGATCCGAGCCTCATCCAAGACACCGAGCCCGAGCTGGCCTGGCAAGATATTCAGCGTTGCATATGGATAGCTCGGCTGCGGTGCCGCCTGGTCGGCCCAGATCGTTTCGCATCCAGTGACCTCGCCGAACCACGCTAAAAGAGTGTCGCGGATTGAGCGCCAACCGATAGGGACGAATGCGGGCGCGCTCATTGGCCTACCTTTGTGCAGGTGTAGCGTCGATGTGATGACCAACCGTCTGATTGGCTGACCTCATATTCGGTGCCGAGGCAAACAATTCGGTCGGCCGGATAGTCAGACGCTTCAGATGTCCGCAAGGCGATATCGGTAAAAAGCACAATGGCGCCATCGGCTCGAGCGCCCTCAGGTAGGCGCTCGATTGCACGCTGCGACGCAGGTTGCACATTGCCTTTATGCCAAGTCACCTGCGAATCAATGCGACGATAGACACCGCGCTCGAAAAAGCCGTTGGTCCTGATTAGCTGGAACGAAGTCTGGTACCAAGTTTGATTGGCCTGGCGCAGCTGGTCAAAAATCATCGGCGGTGCACCTCGACCTTGATCGCTTGCTTTAGCTGCCCGGTATCTATGAGCGGCTTACTCGATCGCTTGCGACGGATAGTGCTCGCGCGCAATGGTGGCGGGATGCCACGATTGATTCGGTTGATTACGTCCGATTTGACTTTTTCGCCAACCAATCCGACCGCTTGGCCAGGCGATGCCGTGCCATCAATGACCCGGCCAGCTTGTTTCGCCATGAGTCGGTCGTAAGTCCTGACCTTGGCATCCCAGCTCGAGCGCATGAAAGAGCGTTCAGGGATGGTGATTTTGTGCGGTTGCGTCACGCCAATTGCGCGCGGGTCGCCTTTGCGTAGGAACGTGACATTGCCGCCGACCATGCCGCCGCTGCGGCCAGCGGTCGACCACGAAACCATGTACGGCGTACCGCCTGGATGGTCGATTGTAACACCGAATTCATGCACCACGCCGAGACCAACGTTGCCGATATCGCCTTCGCCTGGACGGCCGGCCTCCGGCTGGTGCAAGCCGATGGTCGCGTTGTAGCCATCGAGGCGGCGCAGGGCCAGCTGGATTCTGCCCCAGCCGCGGTCGATGATTTTGATCCGTTTGGCCATCAAGTGCACCGCGTGACGAAAAGCGTCTGCAGTAGACTCAGATATCGCCGCCCGTAGGGCGTCGTCCCGAGATCGTTTTTGGCGAAGATTTTTGGGATGGTCAACGGCGACCAGCTCGCGCTGGTCTGGCCCTCAGCGGTCGCCGTCAATGGACCGGGGCCAAACCCACCGCCACCGCCAGAGGTCGATGCGAAGGCTGTCAAAAAATGCGCCGTCAACCAGGCCAAGCCATCATCCGATTTTTCGCCCCATTGGGTAGCATTGTGATTGCGAGCCGCCTCATCAAGCCAACGCTGCACGACAACGCTATCGACCGACTCGAATTCCGAGAACCGATTCTTGATGTCGGCAACCGTCAAGCTCATGTTCAACCTCTATCGGCCAGCTCTCCAAGCCGCCTTTCGATCGCAATCAACACGGTTTTTCGAGTTTCATTGTGCGCCAGCACATCAAGAGCATCCAGCGTATCAGCGACCTCGACCATGGCGATTTTGTCCCTGGCGTTCAATTGCGGCGCCGCTGGGCCATCATCAAAACCCGAATTCGATAGCTGACAATCACGCCGCAATTCGAGTTGCGGTGGTCGACAGCCAACTCGCGTCGTCAAGTCAGCCAGCCATCGAGGATGAATCTCCGCGGCGACATCGGTCCAAAGATCGTCATCAATCATATTCTCGCCTGGCTCGAGCTGCAGCTGCGACAACCGCAAACCGTTGGCGATATTGCAAATTATAAGCATTTCACCTCCGTTGAATCGGCGGCTGGCCTAGCCCAATCCAGACCAGCCGCCTTGCCCGTACCAGGAGGAAAGTCTTGCCTGGTCGGTTTTGCCCCTAGACTCCGTCCATGTACCGCGCCGAAAGAGGATAGTACCACGCCGTTCCGGCCGTCGCGACCAATGTCTCGATTTCGAAATTGGTGCCGCGCTGAAACACCGGCAGCTGTTCAAATTCGTTCGGGATGTCCTGTTCCAGATAATCTGGCGATCGGTTGTACATGATCGCGCGATCGCTGGCGCCGCCGGCTCCGGCCAGTTTAAGCCGCCACCATGGCTCGATTGCGGTCAAGCCTGGGATGCTTTGCAAGAGGAAATTGAGAATCGTTGTGTCGCTGGTCGTTGAACGCGGCCTGGTCGCCAATGCCGCATATTGCGAATCAGGGATAAGCAACGTATTCGGCCGCTCCATGCCCTCGGTCGCGTTGACGATCGCAGAAAACAACACCTGCACATCACCGATGATTTCGTCGGCGGTGGTCGCTGGTGCGTCCCAGGCGCCAGTTGCCGCCTCGACTGCGGCAACCAAGGTGGCATTGTTGATGAATCCGGTCGTAATACCCCAGTCGGGCGCACCGATGGCTGCGACCTCATCGATCAACTCTTCCTGCGCTCGCCGTGCAGCCGCCGCTTTTTTGGAGTCGAGCGGTCGACCGGCCATCATCGCCTGGCGGATTTCGATCAGATTGTAACCATACGAAACACCGCCCCAGCGTACCGGGCGCGAAAATTCGGTGCCAAACACGTCGACCCGTGGCAGATCGGTCGCACCTGGTTTGATGATTTGGGCGCGTCCGACCCGGTCGAATTGCTGATAGGTTACCTCAGCGGCACCGCTTGGCACCTCATTGCTGACCGGAACGAACATTCTACTCATTAGATTTGGATATTTGATATCGTAGGTTTTTGCCTTGATGAATTCGAGCTCTCTGCGAAAGAAAGCGCTTTCGGCCGCATCCAGCCTTACGAAACGTGACATGATTCGATCTCCTAATCCGCCGCTGGTTACGGCACGTTGAAGTCAATGACGGTCAGCTGGTTGGCGCCGGATGTCGGCACCATGAATTTTGCGCCAGGAACCTGGACCGCGGTCGTTGAATCGTTGCGCCACGTCCCGGGATTGGTCGTATGGTCCCAATAGACATCGTCACCGATCGCGACTTGGGTTTTGGCGATCACCCAGATTGGACCACGTCGCAGGATTTCGGCGACCTCGCCGCTGGCAATGCCATCATCGGTTGGATCTTGGGATCCGTGGCGGTGCACGGTACAGCCGAGAAAAACATCACCTTCGCCAGATGGCAACAAGAATTGCGTTTCGCCATCGGTGCCTGCCACTACAGGCTTGCCATAGGCGACGGCGCTGGACTCCTCATTGGCTCGAGAAATGCTGGATTTGACCTCGGCATCGGAGGTCGCCAGCATGCCCGCAAAGGCGCGGGCGGCTTCGGTGCTATAGCTGGTTTGGGTCATGGTTAGTTGGCCTCCGTTGACGGTCAGTGCGACAGGGGATCGCGACCCAGTTTGTAGTTGCGCTCAATCATCCGTTGCCGCGCATCGCTGGCAGCATCGGCGCGGTTGGTATTGTTTCCGGCCCGGCGCGCTTCACCCAGGGCGTCGTTGCGCTCTTCGGAATTCGCGTGCGCCTCGATTGCGGCGTCATACCTGGCTTGCAGGTATGCATCCTCGCAACCGTCGAGCCTTTGCTTGGCCAAGTCTTTATCCTGGGCGCAAGCAACGACCACCGCGGCCTTGATGTCGGCATCGGCCATGCCGTCAAACTTGACCTCATCGCCCAAGATCGGCGCCGCCGCGCGTTCGAGAGCCAGCCGGGCGTTGATTGCCTCGCGGATTTTTTCCGGCGAGGTCGCATCGGCACGCGCCTTTTTCTCGGCCACCAGGCTCTCTTCGGCCGCATCAGCGCGGGCCTTTTGCTCGGCCAGTTGCTTTTTCACATCAGCCGCAGCCTTTTCCAGCTCATCCAAACGAGCCTGGACCTTGCCAACGGCCTCGGCAACTTGCGGCGTACACTCAAAGGATACGCCGTCAATCCTGATCTTGGATTCCATGCTTTGATCTCCCAATGGGCCGTTGCTGGCCCCGTCTGTTTTCTTTGGTCTGCCAATTACGGCTTTGATGCCAGGTGCCAGATCGATCGTGCGAAACGACCCGGTTTCGAATTGCGACGGCGACCGCTGACGGATCCGAACAGAATCCTCTGTCTCATCGACGCCGGGATTGCTCGCGACCGTGAAACCGTGGTCTTTGGCCCAGGCCGCGGCCTCGCTCGCGCTATACTTGGTTTTATCGAAAATCAGCGTTTGGATGGTCGTTGGGTCACGGTCAAAGCGCAGCTCATCTGATTCGATCTGAAACGCATCGGCACCATCGAGCCGCAGCTGCACGGTCGAGCCGGCGCGCGCCTTATCGACCAAGGCGACATGGTTGCCGCGAATGTTGCGTTGGATTGCGTCATAGTGCAGGCCGGCCGGAACGCCATCGGCGCCATCCGTGATGCCTGCACGCGTTTCGAGATCGCAGGTATATCCGCAGCTGAGTTGGCGCCGCCCGGCCTCGGCGGCCTCGATGGCGTCTGCATCGGTGATTTGGACATAGGCGGCAACATGGTCGCCATCCTGTCTTGGCTCGACCACACTGCCGACCTGATACCGCGCGGTATTGCGCGTGCTGAGCATCACCGGCGGATGCCCGTTGGTCAGCGGCGCAAGGCCAAATGAGCGCATCGCGGCCGCATCGAACACCTCGGCCGGCAAACGCAGCTCGCGGCGCACCTTGCCGCCAGGCTGCTGATACGCAAAGACACCGGTACGCGTAATGGTCGCCGGGCATCGCAGATATCCCTGGTCCGTCCGTTCGACCTCGCCAACCGAGCCCGCATCCCAACGCCTAACTTGCTCCATTTCGGTGCACCTCTTGCTACATTTTGGTGCATTAGTTTGGAAAAAGCTAGGTTATGTCAATACTTTTAGGTGATTACTACCGATTTAAACATATGGCAGTGTATGGCTGATAACCGTAATTGACCTGGTCAATGTCAATCCGGCGCTAGGACGCCAGCATCAACCAGGTCTTGCTCGGTGATATCATCGCGATTGTCGGCCATTGACTCGCTGTCATCGAGCTCGCCAGCGTCGGCCATGCGCTTGATTTCCGCCACATCGGCGGCGTTTTCCGGCCGGTACAGTTTGATTTCGCGGCCTTCAACGTCTTTGACTATTTCAATAATCATTGGTCAACCCTTTCTTTTCCTTAGTATAATACAATAATCTCTTTTTGGTCGCCAAATAGGCCATCGAGCCAATATGGACCATCATGGGCGGCCAGAATGCGCTCGACCGGTACTATTTCCTCCGACACTCTGCCGTTCGGGCCGGCAAACTTTTCGGCGATTTCGCGTTTTGTGGTCCAGGCTTCGACAGCTCCGCGCTGGCCGGTGGCTTGCTTGACGCCGCGAAAAACCCGTTTCGTTTTGATGCCGCGCGCGGCGTAATGGGCCTGCGTTGCATTGTACAAGGCCCGCAAGTCTTTGGCGGTGCGATTGATATCGATTTCTGCAACATTAAAATTGCGAGGGTTATAGGCGATTCCTCGCAATTGGAATTCTCGGATTGCAGCCAGCTTGGTCTCGATTGACGTTTTCCGTTTCGCGCCGTGGACCCAGTTCCATAAGATCCGGTCAAGTCGCTGCGCAGTTGTCGCTACCTCTCTAGTCGCTGGGCTCTGGTCCAGGACCCGGGAGACTTCCATACGCAGCGCTTGCTTTGTATCCAGCAATTTCTTTTTGCCGGTCCGTGGCATTGTGGCCCACGTCGGTTCGGCGCTGGTCGGGATGTCGCGGATTGCTTGGCTGCGCTCGCGCCTTGGGTCTTCGACCACAGCCCTCGCTTCTGATAGCGGCGTCCTGGTGCGCTTGGCTTCGCGCGCGGGCGCGCGGGCGCGCGGGCGTTTCGCCAACGGCGCCGGTACATCGGCGGAGCTGGTTTCCTCAGGCTCAATACCCTCAATCACTGGCTCAGCGGTACAGCGGCAATTGTAATCCTCGCCAGGATGTACTTGCCGGGCGCCAACCGTTGGCGGGTCGTCCCAGCTGTGGCGGGTTCCCTCCAATCGCGCATGGCTATGCCTAACGCGCTCATCGAGCGAGGTGCGCCAGATGTACTCATCGACGCCAAGCGCCTTTTGCCGGCGCCTGGTCAACTGGCCATTGAGCGAGCCGATTTGATCGCGAGCAATGAAGTTGGCCCTGCGTTTGGTTACGCCGCCGACCTCGGCGATAGCGTCGTCCAGGCTGGCCGCCCGCTTGCCTGACCGGTAACCGTCATTGATGATGCGCTCGACCTTGCCCAGGTATTGCTCTGGTATCGACTTGATGGCCTGGACGTTCGCATTAATGAAACCTTTGATCGTGTCGCTGTCGTCGGTCATTGGCAGCAAATTGCCGCCGACGACTGCAGATATTTGCCGTCCGACTTGGACGCGGTTGAAAGTCGACGTCCTGGTCGCGACCGTTTCCGCTACCTGTCGCAGCTCGCCATTGACCCGAGCGAAATCGCGCCGGATTTCCTCAAACGAAAACTCTAGCTCATCGGTCCAATCGCCTATCTGGTCGGTCCGGGCGCCAGCCAGCTCGGCCCAGCGGTTTAGTTGCGGCAGGATGCGCTGGTTGACCGCGTCGATTGCCTGGTCGGCAATGGCCCGCAATTCGGCCGCATAGTCGCGCTCGATTTGGAGCGGATACCGAAGCGGTCGAGGTCGGCGCAGGCGGCGCCGGTTTGGGCGCATCGCCAGCGCCATCGCGATTTGACTAGCCATCCAACCGCCTCTTTACACGTTGCAAATTGATCACCGCCTGCATTATCGACCACAACGCGGTTTGCGGCTCTCCCTGATCAATCAGGCGGCGCGAGTTGGCCAAATGTTCGCGAGCCTGATATAGCCGTACGTCTATCGGCTCGGTAAAGCGCTTGCGGCAAAATTCATTGCTCATCGCCGGCCTCGCCAAACAATTCGGCTTGGCCTTCAATGGCCATCGGCTGCGATTGCAATTCAATCGGTCCAGGCTCAATTTCAGGCTTGGCCTCGGCCTCGGCCTCAGCCGCCCGCATTTCCATATCGAGCTGCGTTTCGAAACTGTAGCGCTCACCGCCGAACCTGGACATCGCGACCTCTTGCGGAGTCAAAACACCGGTATCGATGTAGTTGTTATCGGTTTCGGACTGCGTTTTGCGCGCGGTGGCCTCTTCGTCCTGCGCGAGCTGCCACAGCTTTTCGAATTCCAGCGCGGTCGATTTGGGCTCCTGGCCCCGGGTCGGTCCGTCCTTTGCCAGAAAAAGCAACCGAATGAGGTACTCGAGTTGCTCGCGCAAATCCTCGTCCTGATGCCCGGCAACGTAGTCATACCAAAATGTCAAATCGCCTTCGGCGGTGGTGTTGAGCCCGCTTGGACTCTGGCCAAAGGCCTTGGTCACCGGCATATGAGCCGCCGCGCAAAATCGCAAAATGAACAGGGTCAGCAACGAATCAAGTCCTGTCACCGGCGTCGCCTTGCGCTCGAGCGATTCGCCTTCGTCAATCGGCACCATCCTGACGGTCGACCGACACATATCCATATTTGTCATGCGGTCCAGGACGGTTTGCTGGCCATCGGTCGCCAGAGTCAGCGCCAATCCTGGCGACGTGAAAACCATCGGCGCGAAATCCGCCAAGAGGTGCGCGGCGCTTGACCAGCCTATGCCGAATTCCGACAGGACCTCATTGAGGCGAACGTAAACCGAATCATGCCAACCGCCGTTGCGCAATTTGCGACGCTTATTGACCCGGACACCGTCGAACCGGATGGTCCTGGATTCGTGAATGGTAATGGTTGTTTCATTGGCGACGCCGGTGAGGCTGCCATTAGACCGGATGCGATACGTCTCAGGCTGGCCGAATTTTTCGTCAAGTGGGTCGCTGTATTCTGTTGCAATTTGCACATCCCAGCGATCGTACACCTCCAAAAACTTGATTGACCGGATGGCGTTTTCGCGCAGCGGTTGCGCCATCGCCTCGATGTCACCACCACCGCCGTCATCCGCACCAATGAAAATCAGGCTGCCACCGAACACCCTGGCCCAGGTCAATGCTTCTTTCAATCGGCTACGCGTTTTGAGCTTATCGAGCGCCGCCATCATGTCGTTGGCGGCCTTGACGTTGATTTCCGAATCGGTTTCGTCGGTCATCACTACCTGCAGACGAATCCACTTTCTGAGCATATCTGCGACCAGCTCATCGACGCACCGGGCGGCGAGGTCGTCGCCATGGTAGGTATCCTCGTATTCCTGCCAATTGGTGCTCGGGTCGACCGATTTGATCTGATTCGCCAGCGTTTTGTCGCGAGCGGTCCGGTGGCCGGTATAAGCGTTTTCCCAGCCGTCACTGACCACGCGCAAATGCCGACCGCTCGAATCCACGATTTTGCTCGTATACGCTAATCCCATTTCGCAAGCCTCCGGAACCTTTCGAGTTTTGCCATATGTATACCCTGAGACAAAGCATACACAACCGCGTCAGCCGCGTCAGTAGACCGGCCGATTCGCTTTTTGATATCGTCTTTGCTCTCGACCCGGATGATACGATCTCCGGTGACCAGATACCTAGGCGCGGTCAAGTCTTCCCGTAGCCTGGGGTCGTCGACCTCGAAGCAAACCTGGCCCAGACGCAATTGCTCGCGAGTATGCCACCACATCTGGCTTCGAAGGTTGTTGAATCGGAACGTATCACCACGCGATTCGATGGCCTTGGCGCCGCTGATGACCTCGGTCACGCGATAGCCTTGCGAACGCAGGATATCGACCACACCAGCGCCGATTCCAACCGCATCAATCAGGACATTGCGGACATCAATTGGGCCGTCGACAATCCGTGATCGTACCAGGGCGGCGGTGCGCTCGAGCGATAGGCCATGGTGGTACTCGATTTTGGTGATGGCATTGCCGCGCTTATGCGCCAGAACGGTGTCATCATCGCCATATCGGGCCACGTCGACCCCCAAGACTGCCTTGCCGTCGACCGGTTCGACGTTGCGCGCCGCTAGGGTCCAATCGTAGGCAATGAGCTGGTCG